ATCAATACAACAACAGCAGCCAAGCAATGCAAATAAAACCAAGTCATAAAAAAATCCTTTCTTTTTGGATATTATATTTATAATATCTTTTTTCTTTAGTAGTATATATAATATATATTATATATATATAATATTCTCTTAGAGTAACTATATACAATATAAGGACTATATACATAATTGTCAAGTAAAATAATAGTTCTTGCAAAAATAGTGTATACCACTTATATTGAGTGTATGCGAAATTATAAAAAACAAGATGCACTTAAGCATTGCTGCAATTGGAATGCTGGTAAATGTCTAGGTTGTGATATGCGTAGTGATAGTGGCATCTTAGTTATGTATGTTGATTCTAAAAAAGCTGGGAAGGAATGTACCATTGATAAAGAATGTAATTATTTTAACAGAGTTGTCGTACCAGGAATAATTAAATAATGAAAAAGATAAGTCCGAAGAAGATAAAGTTTTTAGAAAAGATTATAGATGATGTAATTAAAAAGCCTAGTCCATCTAGAGCATCAGCTACGTACTATACGTCGCCTGCCTGGGGCTGGGGGAGGGAGTCAAATGAGAGAAAAAGAAGTAATACAAGCGATAGAGAAGACATATCCAGAAATGATGAAGAGGTTCAATCAGATAACGAATGAACAATATCAGCTATTCTGTAGAAAGCAATATGACTATGGCAGCGGTAACATAACACTTGGTGGCGATCTAGATAAAGAAGATGATAGAATGATGTCATTGATTGCTTTGGTTATTAGAATGAACGATAAAGTAAGTCGTTTAAAAAACATTATTATTAAACATAGAGGAAAGAATGCTGTTGCTGATGAAACATATCTAGATGCATTCAAAGATTTATCTATCTATGGTGTGATAGCTCAACTAGTATCTGAAAAAGTCTGGGGTAAATAATGAAATTGTTTAAATTAATAGAATCTTATATTTTAAAGTTTGCTTTTTTCTTAGTTAAACTGGGAGATAAACGATGAAGTGGTCAACACAAGAGATTAATATACTTAGGCAGTATGAAAATACAAATAAGAAAGCGTCTGATATTTATGAACAGTTATCTGTAAATGGATATAGTCGTACCTTGAAGGCAGTTCGGAGGAAAATCGAGTCAATGCGTTTAGGTAAACCTTATAAAAACTTGGATATCTGTAATCTACCAAAGATACTGATGTTGGATATTGAGACTACCCCTATACCAGTGTGGTCTTGGAGCTTAGGTAATCAATATATACAGACACATAATATGATGAAAGATGCTGATGGTAAAGTAATAGATTGGTATGTACTTAGTTGGTCTGCGAAATGGTTGTATGATGATGAAGTATTAAGCGATGTGTTGACTTCAAAGGAAGCTATTGATAGAAATGACGAAAGAATACTACAGTCAGCATGGAGATTACTTGATGAAGCTGATATTATTATTGCTCATAATGGAGATAGATTTGATTTAAGAAAGTTAAAAGCAAGATTTCTTGCAAATAACATTATGCCGCCTATGCCTTATAAGACTGTGGATACGTTGAAGGTAGCTAGAAAAGAATTTGCCTTATCTTCTAATAAACAAGATTATATAACTAAGTTATTAGGTGTACAAGAAAAGCTAGATACAGATTTCCAACTATGGCTTGACTGTATGAATGGAGATACAGAGGCTTTAAAAAGAATTGAGAGATATAATAAACATGATGTTATTGGTTTAGAGCAAATGTATTTAAAACTTAGACCTTACATAACTAGTCATCCTAATATTGCGATCATGATGGAAGAGAATGTATGTTCTTCTTGTGGAAGTGATTCACTAACTAATGTTGGTAAATATTATTATACTGGTTCAAGTAAATATGAGCTTTACTATTGTGGTGGCTGTATGTCTCCACATATTCGTGGCAAAAGTAATATGTCTGAAAAGAATATTCTTATACGTCCAACGGCTAAGTAATCTTGACTTTATGTGTAAAACAGCTTATATTGAATAATAGATGATTACCAGAAAAATAAAAAAGGTAAATCATCCGATTTATGAAAATGTTAAAGAATTCCAGAGGTACAATCCTAGTGGTGATGTTGTCAGCAATTGGAGGAAAGGCACCGAGGGTAGCTGGGTAGTTTCAGACGATGGACAAGTTTGTCAGGTATTGAAACGTGGGGAGTTGCGTGCATCCGCTTCTAACAAAGTAGTTAGAAATTATATTAGGATACCTCTGGGAACTTTTGTTTGCGATGAGAAGGTTAAGATAGAAGGAGAGCCTAGAAAGAATCTTTACTCATTTGGCTTGGCTGATAAGAGTGCTTATAGACACAAGATTGAGAAAAAGGAAACCACACAAAGAGAGTTTTTGTTTGCTCAGTTTGTGGCTAAGGGCGAAAACATAGTAGATGCTTTTTTAAAAGCTTATCCTACAGACAATCGTCGTTATGCGGAAGGTCAAGCCAAAATTTTATTAAAAGCAAAGAGGATACAGAAATTGATTAGAGATGAAATAGATAAGGTACTTGTGGATGCTGATATCACTCCTTTGTATCTTTTAGAACAAATGAGAAGTATTGTAGATAGTGGCGATTCTCAAGATAGAGATAAAATTCAAGCAATAAAAACCTTAATGCAGATTAGCGGAATGATGGATACTGAAAAGAGAACTGAATCCGTTGCTGTATTCCAAGGGTTTACAAAGGAGCAATTAGATGCGATCGGGTCAGGCAAAGTCAAACAGCTTGCGGCGGCTGAAAAAGAAGTTGAACTCTAAACATTGCGACCTTTGTGGGTCAAAATTGTTTCCATCAGCTTTTATAATACAAAATTTAGATAGTGATAATATATATGTTGAATGCGTGAGTTGCTTTACTATCTATGATGAAAAGTTAGAGATAGATAGTGTCGGTTTACCAGAAATACATGGAGTGAGTTAATGAAAAAAGTTAGTTTTGAGTTAGAGCTAGAAGTACACGATAAGTTAAAAGATGAAGCTTTAAAAGAATGCATATCAAATTATATGATAAATGAAGAATCTTTTGGTGTGCTTGTGATGAGAGTTATTGGAGAGCCAGGAAGCCCTCAGCATTTTGATATAAACTTTAGAAAATTTGATTTAAAACCAAAAGAAAAACCTAAGGCTAAGTCCAAGGCAAAAGCAAAAGCTAAGAAATGAAGTTAGCTGTATACGGAACATTAAGAAGTGGAAATAAAAATACAGGCATATTAGAAAACTCTTCACTTGTATATCCAGGTCATCATACTTTTCCAGCTGTTATACAAAATAAGAATGGTTCTGGAACTGTAGTAGAAGTTCATGATGTGACTAAAGAAGATTTAGCTAGATATGATATGTATGAAGGAATTGATTCTGGATTATATAGAAGAGTTAAAGCCGATATTAAAATGGATAGTGGAGATACAGAAAATGTTTGGGTGTATGTAGCTGGTGATGAGTTGATGCAGAGAAGTAATTCTTTTAAAGTTATTAAAAGCGGAGATTGGTACAATAGAAAAGTTTAATATAAACTCTAGTAATCTTTCTGAAAAAGAAAGAGTTTTAAATATGGTTTCAAAAGACTTAGTTGCTTTTGGTCAACTGTTTTTACCTGAGGACTTTATGAAAAGTTCTGCTGCTCCATTTCATTATGAAGTTGGAAATAAACTTTTAGACAGAACCTTAAGAAAGCTATGTATTGTTTTACCTAGAGGTCATTCTAAGTCTACAATGGCTAAGGCAGCTTTACTTCATAGAATATATTTTAACCCTAAAGGAAAAAAAGAATTTGCAGCTTGGGTATCAGAAGAACAAGGTCAGGCAGTCGATCATTTAAGATATATAAAAAATCATATTGAATATAATAATGCATTACATTATTACTTTGGAGATATGATGGGAAGTAAGTGGACTGAAAAAGAAATAACTACTAGCAGAGGAGATAGGTTAATTGCAAAAGGAACCAGTCAAAGACTCAGAGGTAGGTCTGAATTAGGTACACGATATACAAATATTATACTTGATGACTTTGAATCTGAATTAAATACTAAAACTCCAGACAGAAGAAGAGAAATTAAAGAGTGGTTGATGTCTACAGTTTATCCATCATTAGAAGAATCAAAAGGAAACGAAGGTTCTATTTGGTTGATTGGCACTATTGTACATTATGATTCTGCATTACAAGCTATATACGATGGTTATTTAGAGGCTAAAGATAAAGACGAAGAGTATACTTGGGATGTTATTTTTCATAGAGTTTTAGAAGATGGAAAACCTCTTTGGGAATCTTATTTTAATAAGAAAAAAATAAATCAAATAAGAAAAGATTATGAGAATGTAGGTCAGTTACATAAGTTTGCTCAAGAGTATATGAATGATGCTAGAGACTTAGCAACTGCTAAATTTAAAATAGATAAATTACAACATCATGATTATCAATTTGTTTCAAGTAATAAACAAGCTTACATAAGAGATAACGATAAAATTATTCCAGTCAATGTTTATATTGGTGTTGACTTAGCTTATGAATCTAATGCTCATAATGACTTTCAAGTTATAATGGTAACTGCTGTAGACAGTGAAAAGAATTTTTATATATTAGATTATTATCACGAGCATCTTCCTTTGTATGAAATGCCTCAAAAAATATTTGAATACGCTAAAATGTATTCTCCAGTAAGAAGAGTAAATGTAGAACACGTTGGTGCTCAAGGTATTATAAAAGACTCTGTTAATAAGATGGGTGGATTTGATAGAAAGATGGCACCAGGTATTGCAAGAGGAGTTAGACCTCCTAATGGAATAAAAAAAGAAGATAGATTGGAATCTGCATTATGTCCTATTGTTAACAGAGGAAAGTTATTTCACAGAAAGATACATCAAGAAATTGTTGATGAAATGTTTCATTTTCCAAAGGGAAAGAATGATGACCTACTTGATGGTCTTTGGTATTCTGTAGTCAATGCTAGATCTCCTCTTAGTAAAAGCTTTTCTTCTGATAAATTTGATGTTGAAAAGTCAGATAGACGTAAAAAATCAAAGAAATCTCTTGTTAGAAGCTGGATTACTGGACAAAGAACCTAAAAATACTTGACAAATAGCACACTTTGTGTTATATTATATATATAGATACCAAGGAGTCGAAATATTAACTACGTAGAAACTTTTGCCGAGCATGAAGATGCTCAGGCTAACCGAGACTTATGGAGAAGATGGAGAGATGCTAGGTCTAACTGGGAAGTAGAATCTAGAGATGCTATAGATTTTGTTCTAGGTAATCACTATTCTACTGAAGAATCAGAAATGCTTCAATCAGTTGGGCAAGGTGATTTTATTATAGATAGAGTTTATGCTGCTGTAGATAAGCTTAAGTCTTTACTAACTTCTAGGAATCCAAAATTCTCTGCTGTTGCTAGAGAGGATTCCGATTATAAACTAGCAAACGTATGGCGTACCATACTAGAGTACGTTTGGGATATCTCCGATTGTAACACACATTTTAAACAAGTAGTACATGATTACTCTGTTGCAGGCATAGGTTATTTCTATGTTTATGTTGACCCAGAATCAGACTATGGAAGAGGTGATGTTAAAATTACAGGAGTGAATCCTTTTCGTGTTTATGTAGACCCAGCCTCGAGAGATAGATATAGCGCAGATGCTTCTTCTATTATGCTTTCTACTATTCTTACCAAAGAGCAACTCCTTGGATTATACCCACAACTTGAAGAAATAATAGATAGTATAGATAGTTCAACAGATGAAGAAGATTATCCTGCCTCCAAAAAGAAAAATTCCTCTTCTTCTTTTACGCCTGACATTGTTAAAGATTATGATCGCGGTGGTTACGAAAAATTCAGAATCTTGGAGAGGTTTGAAAAAATTAAAGTTCCTTATTACAGATTATTTAATAAGGAAACTCAAGAAGAAAAAATAGTAGATTTAGAATCATTTCAAAAAATTCTATCTGAAAACTCTCATTTGATAGAATCGGGACTGGTAGAAGCAGTAGAAGTCCTACAGACACGTATACGACACGTCGCGACTGTAGGGCAAATTTTACTATACGAGCAAGTTCTCAACACTGATATATATCCTATTGTACCAGTCCCAAATATTTGGACTAACACTCCATATCCTAAATCAGATGTTACTAAAGTAAAAGATTCACAAAGATTAATTAATAAATTATTTTCACTTACATTAAGCCATGCTCAAGCTTCAGCTGGTTTAAAATTGTTAGTTCCAGAAGGTAGTGTAGATGATATAGGTCAGTTAGAAAGAGACTGGGCTAATCCAAATGCGGTTATTGAATATAATCCAGAGTTTGGTGAACCACACTATCCAGCTCCTCAACCATTAGCTTCAGAGTTTTATGGCTTAATTGCTAGAGTGGAACATTATATAGATTTAAATTTTGGCATATCAGAATTAATGCAAGGATTTAGACAAGGAACTCCAGATACGGCTAGAGGGACGTATATGCTTCAAGAGATGGGAGAGACTAGAGGACGTTCCAAACTTAAAGATATAGAGGGAAGCCTAGATGTTCTTGGAAAAGTAGTATATAACTTTTGCAAAGGACACTATGGATTTAAAAAGACTTTTAGAGTCGTGCAACCGAACAATGACTTAACAGAATTTACCATCAACAATAGAATGTATGATGATAAAACTAATGAGTTAATGTCTATTGAGAATGATATTTCTCTTGGTCAGCATGATATTCGGATAATATCAGGTTCAACGCTACCATCTAATAAGATGGCTGAGTACAATATGTATTTAGATGCTTACAAGTTGGGCTTGGTAGATGATGTCGAGGTTTTAAAGAAAACAGAAATCTACGACAAAGAAGGTGTCTTGCAACGGAAAGGTGCTATGAGTCAGATGCAAGGTTACATACAACAACTTGAAGAACAGGTTAAGAAACTAAGTGGTGATTTGCAAACGTCAGAACGTGAAGCAGTAAATGCTAGAAAGCAAACTATTACTCAGAAATTTAAGACTGGATTAGATTCCGTTCTTAGTGATATAAAAGATAAAGAAAGAAAAAATCTGAACAAGTTAGAAAATGTAATTGACAAAGCTGATTTGCAGGCTAAGTATGGTCAAAAGCAAGGACAAGGCATACAGGGTGCCGAAGAAGGCGTTTAAGGTTAACAATCAGAGTCAAGCTTTACCTAAGGGATATCTATTGGTATCGCCCATTTTAGGAGTAAAGAGATTCGGAAAGGAAGAATGGAAGACCAAAAAACAGAACAAGTAGGAAGAACTTATGAGGATAAGTTAGTTGATGAACGTCAAGGTATTGATATATCAATGCCAGACGTTGAAGTAGTTAGTAAAGAAGTCTCAGTCGATGAAAATACGGAAGCTAATAGCGAGGAATTTATAAGAAAACCTAGTGTTATTAGTGATGAGGGTAATGAAGGTCAAGTAGATTATGGTACTGATTGGGAAAATGAAACTAAAAAATTTCAATCTATGTACGATAAGCAAAAAGCTGAATACGATTCTTTACA